TACTGTAACCGGCTCAAGACCACTTCACCCGATTCGCCCAGTATGCGGCAGATGTTTTGCCCTTAGCGATGTTCTTTGCGTGGCGTTTCTTGAATGACGCCCGCTTAGCTTTGTCCGCAGCACTCTCACCTTTGCGCGGACGTTTCGTGTCAGCACCCTGCGCGCCGAACCTAATGAGCCTCGGTTTGCCGTCTTCCTTAATGACGACAGCGTGAGACTTGCCGCTCGGATGGTTCGGCGTACGAATGGGCTTGTCAAAACCCGCAAACGTATGGCCACCGCGTTTGATGCTCATCTCTTTTTGTTGTAGCGGGCATAGATAGCAGCATCAGCCGTCCGCGCCTTGTCGCCCCGCATGTAGCTGTTGACCCTGCCCATAGCCCAAGCCGCCATCGGCACATTGCGGGAACCGCTCGACAGATAAGCACCCTGTCCCTTGCGATAGACCGCAGCCAGCTCGCCGTAAAAGAACTTGGACTTCTCAGCCTTTTCTTTTAGAGCCTTTTTTGTTGCGGCGTTTAGTGGTTTTCTTTTTGGTGCCACCTTGCTTGGCCCTCGATGCTGAAACGGCTTTGATGTTGATGAACTCGCCAGCCTTGTAAGCCTCAGCGGTTCGCTTGATCTCACGGGCCTTGGCAGCGCGGTTCTTTGCACCCGACAGGTACTTCTTAGGCAGGCCGGTGGCCTTGTCCTTTGGAACGCGCCGCAGCTTCCGTGCCATTACTTTTTCTTGGTGCCCTTCTTCTTCTTTTTCTTGGGCTTACCCATTCCGTAATGTCCAGGCATCAGTCGGCCTCCTTAGGTGCTTCCTTTTTAGCGGACTTTTTCTTGGTCGTCGCTTTGGGCTTGGCCCCAGCGCCTTGCGCTTTGAATTGATACTTAGCTGGCAGTGGAGCCATAGCCTCGATTGCGTAACTGTTCCAAAGTTAGCTCTGACCCATCCTTGGCCACAAACTTGCGGATAGCGTCAGACGGGCCGTACTTTTTGACCAATCCGTCCCACATTGCAAGACGGCCAGGGCCAAGGACTTTTCGTTTTTCAGTTTCGCTTTGGCCTTGCAGCCATTCCCCGTAATCCTCACGGGCATCCTCAAACTCTTTCTCAAGGCCAATGGGGATATTGATGTACCGGGAACGACAGTTGAAGTGTTGCGGTGGATATGGGCCTTGGCCGTGTTTAAAGACCTTGCCGTCTAATGCACGACAGATCGGTGAAGTCCTGCTGTCAAGCGTCGCCGTGTAGCGGTACTTAGCAGTCGCATCAGGGTTTTCTGCAGCAATGATGCGATCAGCGGCGACAGCCACTTGGTTCACACTTGTGCGAACGATGGCCCGGATCTGATTGTTCGGGATGCTGGTTGCTTGGCCGCCTGCCGCAATGATCGTGTCGATCGAACCACGCTGTTCTTTGGTCAGCCGACCCTTCAGCCTGCGAACAATGCTCGGCACCGATTCGCCTTCGAGCAAGCCGTTTCGTACAGCGACGCTGAATAGCTCGGCCTGCCTAGCGGACATCTTGCTGAACGCTTCCCGGACAACCTCACCATTAGGCAGGCTTATCTCTTGACCAATGGTCAGCTGGAACGTCACTGCATTCTTGGCGATTCGCTCAAAACTGTCGCTCAGATTGACAACACCAGCCACTGTCGGCTGAGTCGTCACGATTGCTTGTCCTAATGCTGGGCTGATCTCGACAGTGCCAACTGTTGCAGCAGCGCCAGCAGGCAGCGCCTTCTGTAGTTGCTCGGCTGCAAACTCCGACTGCAACACAGCCAAGCCCTGCAGCTCCTCGGTCATCGCGGCAATGCTGTCCCCAGACCAAGTGCGCAGTGATTCGTTCAGTTGCGCGAGGATCGACCGAAGTCGTGCAGCTTTAACAGGCGACGCAAGCTCATCAATCCCACGAAGCTGATCAACAGCGTCCAGCACAACGTCGTTATACGCACGAATCAAACGTCGCGACACACTGTTGCTATAGCGATTCAGATCAATCGCGTTTCGGAATATCTCGCGAAGCTCGCTCATGATTCATAGATGCCGAGATATTGCGGATCGTCAATACAAGCCACTGAGACATCACAACCAGCCCCTAGCGCGTTGCCTACAAGGCCAGAAAATTCAGCGATCACATCCTGCTCATACAACCCAATCGCCGTTTCTGACACGCCACAAATCTTGCCCTTCAAGTACCAAGTGACCCTGATTACTGCATAGGTCTGTTCTGCCAGCTCTTGCTTTGTGAAAAACAAGAGCCGGTTCATCGGGTCTTCTGGCTTGCGGTGTCGCGGATTATCCAGCCAACTCATCTTCAGCCTCCGGCTCTGCTTCTGGCATTGTGGCTTCTGTTTCAGGCGCAGGCTCGGGCTCAGGCTGCTGCATCTCGATCAAACCGCCATTTTGGGTGGCCTCGATTTCCTCCTCTACGTCAAACTCATCACCCAGCACCTCACCAGCAGACAGCTGGTTAAGCAGCGTTTCTTGGGTGATGGTGCCTGCGGTGTAGAGCTGCAGCAACGATTGAATCTCTTGCGGCTCAAGACGCGTAGCAAGAAAGTCGCGGTTGATAAAGCTGCTGCCAGCCTGCGGCCGCTGCATGTACTGCGCGTGAAAGTTCAAGCAGTTGTCGATCAGGTCTTGCATCTGTTGAGCAATGACCATCATGGTGCTGTCGCCCTGACTGCGATCAATGCGCTTAGCCTCTGCCGTTTCTGCGCTGAGCTTTTGGCCCAAGACAGCAGCAAGGCCTAGCTCGTTGATCTGACTGGCGATCTGATCAAGGCGCTGGAACTGTGCGCTGTAGCTGTTACCGCTTGGCTCGATGTATTCCGCCCGTGCAGCTTCAGGCAATGCCATGGCTTCACCAGGGCCTGCACTGATCTCCTCTGCTGACTGCGGAAACCCGTAGATGGCCAGCATGGGGACGGCGCTGATGTGCAGCTGATTGTCGAGATCGCTCTGCACCTGATACGCCTTCAGGTTCAGCTCAGCGATGTCTGCCAGTGGTGGCCGCGACTCAAGAACAGCGACGCGGTTGGAGTATGCAACGGCAAACGGAATCTGGCTAAGGCTGGTTGTGCCCTCATCAATCAGGACAAAATCGCCTTTCTTGTCCTTTTGGTGAATCTCAAAAGCGCCAGGCTTTAGCACGCGCACCTGCTGCACCTGCTTCTCGCCATATAGGCCATCAGGAACGGTGATGGTTTCCATCAGCCGCAGCTGGGTTAGCTGTTGCTTGCCGTCTTTGACTTCAGAGCGCCATCCCAAAATGCTTCTAGGGTCATATGTTGCCCAGTAAGGCCTACCGTTCTCGCCTGCCTTTGGCGCATCGACAAGAACGCCAACGTGCCCATATCGAATGCACTTGCGGGCAGTTTCGTAAGTCCAAACGTTTAGGTCGTTGCCCTGCAGATCAACGTCAAACAGCTGCTCAGTGACAACATCGCTAACGTCTTCGAGCCGCACAGGCTTGCGGGTCAACATGCCCGCCAACATCCGTTCAAGCCTGACGTAATAAGGCGCAAGCGTTGAACGCATCAGCCTGTTGTCATAAGCCTCGTCTAATTCTCTTGGCTCTTGCGGGAGATATTTTCGGTGCCCTTTTCTAATGCCGTAAGTGCCTTGCAAAAGTGCTTCAATCAGCAGCCAATGCGGCTCCATGTTGACGTAAGCCGTGTTCGGGCTTTCCACCGTCGTGACGTTGCCTACACGTTGCCGACCAGAAAAGCCTGAATACACAGCTAAATCCCACCCATGCGATCAGTTTAGTAAAGCCTGATTCCAGTACCACGACCAGCGCGGGCATTGAATGGGCTGAACTCTCTAACGACTAAATAGCCAAAAGCATCGTTGAGGTGGTCATATCCGGCTTCTTTGTCTGGCTCCCCCTTGCTGTTCCACGATTGCAGCTCAAGGCATTCGATCAATCGTTTGCACTTGTGAGAGATCTGCACTCTCACTTGGCCCTTGGAATTTTCCAGCAGGCCCTGAACAGCAAGAACCCGATCACGGACGGCAGGATTTGAGCGCGGCGATTGATTGCTGAACCCGTAGGACTCCAAGATCTGAATGTCCGTTCGTGAGGCATTCGTGCTTCTGTTGCCGCCTGATGCGTCAGGGTAGACATAGATGCGACGGTCGGGAAATCGTCTTTGTATTTCTTGTGCCAAGGCGTCGGTGTCATGTGCACCGCTGATCTCATCGATCAGGAGAAGCTGGTTTCCGAGACGGCAGCCGATCACCGCGTTGGTGTTCGTCACGTTGAAGTCAATCCCGATTCTTAGGGGCTCGTTATCGACGTTTGGCAGTTCTGTGATGACGTGCTTGGCGCGGTCGAAGCGGTCGTAAACCTGACCAGTATTCAGGTTGACGAAAACACCTTCTAAATAAGCTTTGATCAACTGCTCTGGGTAGTTCTCCAGAAGCGAGTCGATGAACCCCTCAGGAAGGTAGGGGTTATCAGATGTTTTAGCGCGGATCAGCGCGGTGTCATCACTAGCGTTCTTTTCGAACGTCTCATAAGCCCAGCCAAAACCTTCTGGCGTTGTGGCTGCATAGAACTGCTGCACGTTGCCGTCGCGCAAGCGGGCCAAAGCCATGCGCATAGCTTGAGTAGCCACGTTCTTGTTAGCAGTGTCTGCTTCGTCAAAGCCGACTGCACAAAGGTTCTGACCACGGATGCGGTTAGCTGTCTCCATCGTGCGCAGAAGGATGGTGTGGCTGCCCTCTGCAAAATGCAAGGTGTATTCCGGCAGCGGACTTACACGGAAGTCAAAAGGGATCTCCCATTTCTCCAGCAGCTCGTCCATGGTGCGCTGCAGGATGTCGCGCAGCATGGGGGCTATGGGTTCAAACAAAGCTGAAACATGGCCCACATTCATGGCAGCCATGTGAACAGATTTGCAAACTAACCCGTAGGTTTTGCCAGCTCCAAAGCCGCAGACCAAGCCAAGTTTGCGATGTTCTGTGTCTTCGCAGAATGCGACTTGGTGAGGCAGCATCCCTTCCTGAACGCGGGCTAGGGCTTCTGCCGCTGTGGGCTTCTCAAAGCCTTGGATGTCATTGACAAACCCAAGCAAGGGTTCGTTGCTGGTGATGCCTGATAGCAGTGGCATCAGATGTCAAAGCGCAGCAGCTTGGCTTGGGTCTCTAGCGCCTTGATTGCTAGCTGCAGATTGTCGTCCTTCCCAGCCTTCTGCTCATATTTAACAAGGCGTGCGATTGCAGCAGCTAGCCATTCAGGACGCTCGATCTCTGCATCCTGTTGAATTAACTGGCGAGCACGTTGCATGTAGATGTCAGCAGTCCTTTCGCTGACGGACCACTGCTCCGCCGCATATTGCAAAATTTCAAACCGAGAATATGACTTAATTAGTAAGCCATACACCGTTCGGATTCTGCTTTCGATTTCTGCGTTCGTGCTCTTTGCCATGCCCTGAAGTTAACAGGGGTTTGGGCCAAGGCTAGCTCAGAACCGTTCGGGTTGATGGGCTTTGCGCCAGTATTCCTGAAGCTGCAAAATCTTTGGCTCGACAAGGTGCATCGAGCTAACGGTCCCGACAAATTCCCCCACTTGGATCCGAACACAGCCATCGTTTTCTAGGGTGCGGATTTTGGCTGCGGGCATAGGCCGCTCTGAGCCTTCGCTCGTATTCAAGGAACTGGGAGAGGTCATTGTTTCTCTGAAGAGCGCGGAGGGATTCTTGTTCCATGGTTTTGAGTTGTGGTGTCGGGGGATAGATCAGGCCTGAAGTCCTGCCCTGCCTTCCCCGCGCAGCTCAGCGGGTGTTTTATAGCTTTCAGCCTGCTGGGGGAAGAGTCAGGCGTCAGGCTCCCCGACGTGTGGCTAGTCGTACTCCTCGACGGTGTAGGAGAAGCCGCAGTCTTTGGCGTCTTTGACCAGCTGATCACGCTCATGCTCGGTGTAGGCCCATTCAGTCCATTCGAGCCTGTCGTTGAGCTTGGCCTCGACGTAGTAGCGGGTAGCGGGTTCCATGGGTTTCAGCTTTAGAAGGTTTGTGGCCTCAAGCTGATCTTGATGCTGCTGGAAGGACTCGAAAAGGTCCAGCATGTAATTGTGATGGTCCATCAGGTGGGGATCTCTCCAACGC